TCTTCGCTCCATCCGAACAAGCGTTCTGCGGATTCGTTCCAGGTCAGAACCGTTCCGTCCATGTCCACGCTGTACAACGCCAGCGGGGAGCACGAGATCATTGCTTGCTGAAGTGCTTCACTTTCCCTGGCTCGCTGCTCCGCCTCGCGCCGGCGGTGGCCTTCCAGGAAGACCTGGGCGACCACCAGAAACCCCAGGGGGTAGAACAGCATGACCGTCGGGCCGACCTCGCGGAGCACCTGCCAGCCTTTGCCCTCCGGGAGCAGCAGCTGCAACGCCAGCATCCCGGCATGCACGGCCAGGCCAAACGCCCAGAGCCTCGGCCAGCTGACCCATCGCTCACTGCGCCGGCGCAGGAAGTACAGGCCCATGCCCAGGCCGGTCGCCTCGACAATTACCAGCACACCCACCAAGGCTCCCATGCCACCTAGATGGAGGCGATAGGCTCCCGCGACCATGGCCGCTATGCCTCCGGCCAGGGGTCCGCCGAACAGGCCGGCCAAGCTCAGGACGACAGATCTCGCGTCGTAGATGACCCCCGGCGCGAATCGCATTGGTGTCATCATCCCTGCTACGCAGGCAACCCCGAAAAGAGCCCCGGCCGTCAGGTGGTACAGCAAGGGCCAACGTGCCATGCGGCGGGCCAGCATCTGCAGGCCCACAGCCAAGGCCACCAACAACGCTACGTTCTGGATCAGTTCGAGCATCATAGTAAAGAGTATCCTGGACAGGCACTACCCGATGGCCGCCGTCCACCTTTGTAGCGATTCTAGCAACCATCGAGAGGCAGGCAACCCCTTACCTGGGTTCACGGCGAGGCATCCCCACCGCCTCGATTTGCCGCTCTGAGGTCTACATGTGGAACATTCTCTCCCTTGGGATGGGTTTTTCGTGACCTAACGGTGCGCCCTCCTCGCGACGGCATAGGTAACTAGTGTCAGGGCATTGCCCTCTGCTGGGAACCTGTATGGCCGACGACCTCGACAACTCGATCAAGACTAACGCAGCCGGGCCCAAGCGCGCCCGTGGTGACGCCGGCGAGATGGAGCAGCACCCGCTGACCGACCAGATCGCCGCCGACAAGTACCTCGCCAGCAAGACCGCCGCCAAGGGCAAGGGCCTGGGCATCAAGCTCGCGAAGATCTCGCCGGGAGGGACCGTCTGATGTGGCCGTTCCGCAAGAACAGGAAGGCCCGCCGGTCACTCCCGGCGACGATCCGTGCCCGGTTTGACGCGGCACAGACGACCGCCGAGAACGCCCGTCACTGGGCGATGGCGGATTCGCTGTCGGCCGACGCCGCCGGCTCGGCCGACGTTCGCCGCAAGCTCCGCCAGCGCAGCCGCTACGAAGTGGCCAACAACAGCTACGCCAAGGGCATCATCCTCACGCTGGCCAACGACGCCATCGGCACGGGGCCCCGACTTCAGCTTCTCAGCGGCGATGCCGAGACCAACCGTCGCGTCGAGGCTGCCTTTGCCCAGTGGGCCAGAGCCGTCGACCTGGCCGGCAAGCTGCGAACGATGCGGCTGGCCAAGAGCACCGACGGTGAGGCGTTCGCCGTGCTGACGGCCAACCCGAAGGTCGACTCGCCCGTGATGCTGGACCTGCAGCTCGTGGAGGCGGATCGCGTGGCCTCGCCGGTCATGTCACTGTTGCCGACGGCCGGGGACATCGACGGCATCACCCTCGACGCCTGGGGAAACCCCCGCACGTACACGATCCTGCGCCAGCACCCCGGTGACCTGGTGGCGTGGCAGACGCAGTATGACCTGGTGCCTGCAGGCGCCGTGATCCACTGGTTCCGGCCGGATCGGCCGGGCCAGCACCGGGGCATCCCGGAGATCACGCCGGCGCTGCCTCTGTTCGCCCAGCTTCGCCGCTACACGCTGGCGGTGATTGCTGCCGCGGAGACGGCCGCGGACTTCGCGGCCGTGCTGTTCACCGACGCTCCGGCCAATGGCGAGGCCCAGGCCCTCGAGCCCATGGACGTGGTCGAACTCGAGAAGCGTATGGCCACCGTCCTGCCCGACGGCTGGCGGCTGGGGCAGGTGGATGCCCAGCAGCCGACGACCAGTTACGCTGAGTTCAAGCGGGAGATCCTCAACGAGATCGCCCGCTGCCTGAACCTGCCGTACAACATCGCCGCCTGCAACTCCTCGGGTTACAACTACGCCTCCGGCCGGCTGGACCACCAGACGTACTTCAAGTCCATCCGCGTCGAGCAGGCCCATCTGGCCGAGTCCGTGCTGGACCGCATTCTGGCCGCCTGGCTCGACGAGGCCATGCTCACGTCGGAGTTGTCCTCACTTCGCACAATGCCAAGTGTGCCACACCAGTGGTTCTTTGACGGCACGGAGCACGTCGACCCCGCCAAGGAGGCCAACGCCCAGGCCACTCGCCTGGCGAGCAATACCACCACGCTCGCGGCGGAGTATGCCCGCCAGGGCAAGGACTGGGAGACCGAACTTCGTCAGCGAGCGAAGGAACGCGAACTCATGAAGGAACTGGGGCTGAGCGACACGCAACCCCAGCCAGGCAGTCAGGAGAACGACACGGATGTCGAAGAGCGCGAAGAAGAAGACCGCCAAGAGTCAGCCCAAGCCGCCTGAGTACCTCGAGATGCGTGCGCCGCTTCACATCGAAGCGGCCGGCGAGGCAGACGGCAAGCAGATGCCCCGATTCCGCATGGTCGCCTACACCGGCGGCGTGATGCGGATCACCGGCTTCCCGCACCCGGTCGTGGTCGATCTGGAAGGCCTGGCCATCGAGCGGCAGGACATTCCCGTTCGCCTGGACCACAACCCCCGGCAGGGCGTGGGCCATACCCAGCGCGTGGTGATCGAGAACGGCCAGATCATCGCCGAGGGCCTGGTCAGCCGCGACACGTCCTGGGCCCGGGACGTCGCCAAGAGCGGCGTCAACGGCTTCCCCTGGCAGGCCAGTATCGGCGCGGCCGTGATCGACGCGGAGTTCGTGCCCAACGGCAGCACCGTCACCGTCAACGGCCGGCCGTTTGCCGGGCCGCTCCACGTGGTCCGCAAGGCCACCCTCAAGGAAATCTCGTTCGTCGACAGCGGCGCGGACGCGGCCACGTCGGCCCGCATCGCCGCCCAGAACAAGGAACAGGAAGTCATGGAAGACAAGAACACCAGCACCCAAGACGACGCCCAGCAGGAAGCGGGGCAGGATGATGCCCAGGACCAGGCCGCTGATGCCCGTCGAACCGGCGCGGAGACCGAGACCCCGGCGAAGGAGACCCAGCCCGAGGCTTCGGCGCCCCAGACTCCCTCCGCCGTCCATGCGTCCGCCGCCGAAGACACCGGCAGCGACGCCGTGACGCGGATGCGTCAGACCATGGCCGCCGAGACGAGGCGCGTGGAGGCCATCCGCAAGATCTGCGCGGGTAAGCACGCCACCATCGAGGCCCAGGCCATCGAGGACGGCTGGGACACCACGCGGTGCGAGCTCGAAGTGCTCCGCGCCTCCCGGCCGCGCGTGCCCGCCGCCGCGTCCCAGTCCCGCGCCACCAGCCCCCAGGTCTTCGAGGCCGTGGCGCTGATGGCCAGCGGGCTGCCCCATTCCCGGGTCGAGGCGATCTATGCCGAGCCGGTCCTGGACGCGGCTGACAAGCTGCGCGGTGTGGGCATCCAGGAGTTCTGCGAGATGGCCTCGGGCCGGCAGCTGCCGCGTTTCCGGCGGGACGCCTCGGGCTGGCTGCAGGCCGCGTTCAGCACGACCAGCCTGCCGGGCATCCTCTCCAACATCGCCAACAAGATGCTGCTGGAGGGGTACAACTACATTGAGGATGCCTGGCGGAGCATCGCGAAGATTGCCTCCGTCAACGACTTCAAGGAGCACACCCGCTACCGGATGACCGGCAGCTTCCAGTTCCAGCAGGTCGGCCCCGACGGGGAACTCAAGCACGGTCAGCTGGGCGAGCAGCAGTTCGGCCAGAAGGCCGACACCCACGGCATCATGTTCGCCCTGACGCGCCAGATGATCATCAACGACGACATGGGCGCGTTCACGGACATCCCGCGCCAGATCGGCATGGGCGCCGCCGAGGCCATCGCCGACGCGGTGTGGGGTCTGTGGCTCAGCAACCCGACCCAGTCCGACGGCAAGGCGTTCTTTCACGCCGACCACAAGAACTACGCCGAGGGTGCGGGCACGGCGTTGACGGTCGACGGCCTGACCGACGCCGAGGTGACGTTCGGCAAGCAGGTCAAGCCCAACGGCAAGCCGCTGGGCATCCGCCCCAGCCTCCTGCTGGTGCCGATGGCGCTGAAGGTCCCGGCGGAGATGCTCATGAAGAGCATCCAGCTGAACGAGACCACCACGGCCAACAAGGCCAAGCCGTCGGCCAACCCGCACGTGGGCAAGTTCGACGTGGTCTCCAGCGTGTACCTGTCGAACACCACCTTCACCGGGGCCTCGGACAAGGCGTGGTATCTGCTGGCCGATCCCAACCGCCTGCCCGCCATCGAGATCGCGTTCCTCAACGGTGTGGACCGGCCGACCGTTGAGAAGACCGACGCGGACTTCAACACCCTCGGCGTGCAATTCCGCGGGTACATCGACTTCGGGGTCCGGGAGCAGGATCACCGCGGCGCCTTGAAGATGAAGGGCGAGTAGCGCCCCAGGCGTCCCCCGCAAACCACGAACCATAAGGAGCAGCACTGATGGCTCATACAGTCAGGTTCATTCACAAAGGTGACGCGATTGACTACACGCCTGCCGAGGCCGTCTCGGCCGGCCAGGTGGTCGCGTCCAACGATTTGCTCGGAGTGGCCAAGCTCGACATCGCCGCCGGCGCCCTGGGCGCCTTGGCCGTGACGGGCGTGTTCGACTTCCCCAAGGCCTCCGGTTCCGCCATCGAGTTCGGCGAGTCGGTGTACTGGGACGAGGCCGAGGAGGTCGCCAAGCTCGACGACGAGTCGGGCGCCAACCCGCTGATCGGGCAGACGGTCGCCCGGGCGGCGGACGACGACGAAACCGTCCGCGTGCGGCTCAGCCAGGGCTACGTCGGCAACCTGAACGACGACACCGAGGCCAGTGAGTCGGCGTCGGCCAGCGCCTCTGCCTCGGCCAGCGATTCCGCGTCGGCCTCCGGCGTGTAAGGACGGGAGACCCCAAGCGTGGCCGACATGCTCGAACAAGGCGCCGCGTGGCTGAATGGGATGCGCACGAAGCACGCATCCCAGCCGGTCACGTACGTCCGCGGCACGGATGCCGTCGAGCTGTCGGCCACGCTGGGCCAGACCACCTACGAGATCGCCGACGAGTACGGCGCGACCGTCGAGGCCAAGGCTGCGGACTTTCTGGTGAGTGCGGCCAACCTGGTTCTGGGCGGCACGAAGGCCCTACCCGAGCCCGGCGATCAGATCCGCGTGACAGCCGGCGACCAGCTCCAGGTGTTCGAGGTAATGGACCTGGGCGGTGCCGGCCACTGGCGGCCCAGCGACCCGTACGGCCACACGCTTCGGATTCATGCGAAGTACGTAAGCACGGAGGCGGTGACGTGACGACCGGACACATTCTTCTGGGCATCGCAGGCATCCTCCTGGGCGGCGGGGTGCTGACTGGCGCGGTGTGGTGGGTCGTATCGGGCCTGTTCGGTCTGCGGGCCCGCCTGGCCCTGGTTGAGGGCGAGATCCAGCACCTGAAGGCCGAGATCGCACAGATCCACTCGACCTGCCACGGGCGGGAACTGTGGCTCCAGTCCACGTGCAACACCATGGGCCGGATCGACAAGAACGTCGTGAAGATCGCGGCCAAGCTGGACATCGAGATCGAGGAGTAGCGCCGTGTCGGTGGCCGTGGACATCGCTGAAGCCGTCAAGGACGCCCTGAACGCCGCGACGTTCTCGCAGGCGTTCACGGCCACCCGCCAGTACCGGCCGGCCTTCGAGCTCAAGGACATGGCCACCTTGCACGTGACGGTCGTGCCGCACGCGGTCGACGTCCAGTCGCTGTCCCGCACGAAGCAGCAGTACGACGTCCAGGTTCACGTGGCGGCGCAGAAGAAGCTCTCCGCAGGGGCCGACAGCCCCGCCGAGATCGACCCG